AGGCCGATAGCCTGATTTGCCAACGTGCATGAGCGAGATCAAGTCAGAGGGCAAGAGGAGATGCGAGGCGCTCGTTCCCAGTAATCCATTCATTCCGCCGTAGGAAGCTGCCGCTGCAACGGTTAATAATCCTTCTGGTCGAGCGACACCGTTACCGTTAATGAAGGCCGTGCCTTCTTTCTGGGCGAACTGGCGGGTCAAACGTTTGAGGATGTAGCCCTCCACGTCGAATACGCTATCTTCCAGGTTCTGCCTAGACAGTTTCAGGTAGCCGTTGAGTTCCCTTGCATAGATTTCCACCATGCCCAGGTTCGGGTCAGGGCTTGCTTGATAGCCCGTCTGCTCATCAGACCAGAAGATGTTGGTATCAGTTGCACCCTCACTGGGGAGCAGGAGTTTCTCACCGCCGATGGTTTGCGTATCAGCATAGGCGCGTAGGGGCGAGATGAGGAAGAGCTTCTGAATAAATTTATCCGAGAGGTCGGTGCCTGCGAAGAAGCCGCCCAGGTCGGCTGCTGCGCTGACCATAACCTTCTGCTCAGGGGTGAACTGGTCATAGTCCATGTGGTTAAACGAGACGTACGACAATTCCTCACGGGTGAGAGCCGATGAGTCGCCGCCCTTACGCATCCATTTTTCTAAAGCCTTCGTAGCAGGTGGCTTGTAGGAGCCAGACATGGAGCCAGGATAGCCACCAGCAACGGGTGGGCGCTGCGAGGCCAGCATATTCTCTTTATTTTCAGCAACGAGCTTTTTGTAGTCCTTGATCTCGCCGCTGATCTTGGCGTTGATCTTCTCAAGTTCTTGCCGGGCCTCGGCTGCGATGGGCCCACCCTGGCTAATCTTGAGTTCAGTTTTCGCTTGCTGCTCTTCGAGCGTATGAACACGCTCATCTAAATGTTTGTTAAGTTTCTGGATTTCTTCAGTGAGTTTATTCAACTCTTCATATCCAGCCATATAAGAAAGCCTCCTTCTGATTGTTCAGAAGGAGGCTTTCTGTTTGCCATCTACCCCTCTGAACATAGTTTTTTCTATGCCAGAAGGGTAGAGAAATTCAGCGCCTTCTCAGCGTTGTATTCTGTTGTTATGCTCTACGTTAGCGGAGCGGCATAGCCGCGTCCGTTGTTTCTCTTAGTATAGCAGGAAATCAGGCAATTTGCTACTGGCGATCAGACTCGATATATCGTTCTGTCCATCGTTTGATCTCTGCCATTTTCTCTTCTCGTGTCTCTATCTCGACACGGATGAGCCAGGCATTCAGACCTTCAGCAGCATACAGTTCTCGTAATGGGCCGCCCGTCATACGGATAATGTAGTCATGCCACTCATTGAAAAGCCGCACAAACTCCTGATAGGCCATCTGTTGTGCTTCTAAGAGGCTTTGTCGCTTCTTGAGTATTATGAATGTCTGGTACATATCTCTAGATGCCCTTATCGGCGTTTTGGAATTGTAACCGGGTGGTGAGGTCATACACCGCTTCACGCATTTTGAGCAGCACCGCCGCCTCGTCCTCATCCTCTGCTGGCTCATCCTCGTCTTTGTGCTCTGATGGTTCATTGCCGCTATAAACTTGATACCCCTGCAAGGCATTCGCTCTTTGCCGCGAAAGTTCGCTCTTCATCTCCTTGATATGGCCTTCCATACCGCCGATCGCCTTGGTCATTTTCGCATGACTGGCGGCACTCAATTTCTTGATGTCACCTTCCACATCCTTCGTGTCTGGATTGTCGGCTGCCGTCATGTACATCGGCATAGAGTTATCATCGCTGGGCTGCAAGCATTCCGTCATGTCCAGTTCAATGCCGCGCTGTATATACGCGAGTGTGGCTGTAGCGAATTGAGCTAATGCAGCCTGCACATCAGCTTCTGGACTATCGCCAATTTGAAATGCGGTGATGATTTCGTTCTTGAACGGATACCAGAGATTCCACAAATCGGATACCCAATCTTGTTGGGTAACTTGCGCATAACTTGTGGCATAATCTTTTGTCAAAACAGGAGTTGTTTCCTGCTTTTGTTTTGTTGGCATGATAAATGTCCTCCTATTTTTGACTGCTGTGGCCTGACTCTCATCGTTCATGGGAAACGTCACGGCACTCCCCTCCATGACCGCGACCGACTTGAGCAGTCTTATACTCCTGCCCTCAAATTTTTCCCACTCGACATCAATGGCCTTGTACCCCATTGAGAATTTGGACAAACTGCCATTTTTAAAACTAGCAAATGCTTCCCGTCCCGATTGAATGTCCATGTTCATCTGAACTTTGATAAAAAGGCCCTTTTTATCCTCTTCGCCATAAAAAATTCCGCCCAATGGAAATTCTGCGTACGAGTGGTTGTAGAGGAATGGCCACAAAAAATCGAGTGACTGCTGAGCTTTACGTGCATAACTATCGGCCAGGGTACGTTTGAAACAACCTGGCAGTGATTTATCATCACCAAAATCGATTATCCCCGTACGATTTAAATACCCCTCGACAATTCCTTCACTTGTGGCCTTAATCTCACTGTCAATTGCCTTGTATTCAATCTTGCGCTCAATCTTTGCTAGTCTTGGCATGTTCCCTCCAATGCTCCAATGGTTCATCTTTTACCTCTGGTATACCAGCTTCTTGTGCGGATATTTCCCCTTGTGCAAATAATTCGGCTCGCCACTTCCGACAACCACGACACTGGCAATCTGCCAAACTTGTGCCTTTCTTCATCCCATCGTGATAGATCAAACTTATGTCAAGGCGTGGTAACATGCTTTCCCCCTTTTTTCTCATACTGCTTGTGTGTATCCTGTGATGCTGGTACTTCCTTGCAGAGCTTGATAATAGCTTCCAGGCCAGCACGAGCTGCGCACTCGCCCGCATCATCGCCGATGTAAATGGCAACTTGCTTCTCTTTCGAGAGGGCCTTTTGCGCTATGTCAATGATCTGTTGTGCTAATTCTTGCGCGGTCATCGTTTTACCTCACTTATTGTACATACAAGATGATTAGCTCTCAGGGCATGACTTGAACATGCACGCCTGCCGCTACAGGCCCGTAGGAAACAGCTACGGATGTCTACCAATTCCATCACCTGAGAATGATTACTGAGCCTTCACTCGCTCTGCATTTTCGTAAATGTTGCCGATAACCACTATTCTTGATTGCGCCGGACTTCTTACCCCATAGAGTGATGGACATTCCCAATCATTCCGATCATCTTTGAGTATCCATGCTCCTTCTTCCTCAGAAAAAATCACAGTATATTCACCTCCATCCCATCTAACAATATCAGACTCATATATCTCCTTGCCTGTCTTGTCTTTGAGGCCGGTATATTGCATCAGTTCTACTTCATCACCAGGAGAGAACATATGCGCTATGTCAACGCCAAGACAATTTACGCCGCCTGACTCGTCAGGGTGGCTATGATGCTCCACAAAACGGTACATCTTCCCACGATACCATGCCCTGAACCTAATCTCTCTCATCCTCTCTCTCCTTCTAGCAATATAACTCAGCTAACAAAAGTATAGGTATTATGGTCAAGTAGCTAACAGTGAGCAAGTGCTGATATGTAGTAGGGTATCAGCACTATCTAAAAGTAAGCCGCTTACCCACTTGACTCAAACGTCACAATAAGATTATCGCCTTGCTCCATGAGAGCAAGAGTATGCTCTAATGCCTCTTCCAACATATCCTGTATATCTTCAATAACCATACGTCTCCCCAAATCAGACTTCCAGGCACTAGCCCCTACGAGCAAGGATTGAGCAGGATTATTCTTAAATTCTTTGAAAGACAACACAACTGTTACTTTCATCGTTTTATCCTCAACAATTCTCGGTAGTGTTCCCGGGTGACGATCAACTGGGGGAAGGTGCGAGCATACTTCGTCAACGCTTTGCCAATCTCATCGTCCACGGTTTGCACACTTGAGTATATCACCGTGCAACGACAGTTGATCGTATTGCCTGGGCTGCCAGCCGGGTCGCCCGGATACATCAGTTGCTCACCTCCCACATCAAATGCTTCATTCATGCCGACCTCCTGACCATCTGCCGCTGCGTGATCATCACGTACCTTGCTATCATGCATCGACAGCCACACCTTATTGAGCGTGAGGCCAGAGGATTTCGCAGCTTCGACAGAGCCGTATTCATTGGCACCGTGAACCTCAGTAGCCGAGATGGTTTGTGACCTCGTAGGGATGAATTCTGACGTGTAGATATCATCGACCCGCCCGGCCAGTTGCTCAAGCGTCTCACCTGCCTGCACGCCTTTCGAGAGAGCCGATTGCAAGAATGTCAGTGTCGTCGAATAGATGTGCTTCACTTTCTCGCCTGCTATCTGTAGGAGATGGATAAGCACATCCGGTGCATGGAGGTTGAGACTGAGGTTCAGCAGTTTTTGCTCATAGGGCGCATCGCCATACTTCAAGTCTTTTAGCACGCTATTCCCAAAGTCCTCGCCGACATCCTGGTATATCCCGACAATCAGGCTTTTGAGCGTGCCTTGCTGCTCCAAGACGGAGAGCGCGTGCTCGATATTGCCGGATGCATCGGACACGTCACCACGGCTCATGGCCGCCGCAATCGTCTTATGCTCATCCCTAAAATAGTCCTGGAGCCTACCTTGCACCACCTTTTCCCATTTCGTTCGTTGGCTCTCAACCGATTTCATATATGCAGCTTTCTCTGCATCGGTCTGCAAGTCCAGCACTTTCACAGAGACAGCGGGGAACGGGAGCATCTTTGCAGGCGGTGGTGTATCGTCCTGATTATCCGAGTTCGGTACTTCAGTCACCGTTGTATTTCCTGATGCAGGAAATAACGGCGGAGGTGGTGGAGGTGGATTGATCGTTTTGCCGCTCATGGCTGCGATATAGTCGTCCAAATCCTCCACATGCACCGGTATCTGATTGATAATCACGAAGTCCTTGACGTTGAGCTTTGGCCTGCCCTGAATTTCCCTGGCTTCTAAGAACGTGGCTGTACTGGCGGCAAACTCTGCCGTCGCTCTATCCGATGCTTGCCCTTTGGCCTCCTGTAACCGTTTTTGAATGGCCTCAACATCTTCCTGGTCGTAGCCGAGATAGCCACCATAGCGCGGCGTGAGCCACATGTTCAATGAGTCCTGGAACGTGTCCAGGATGGGGAAGACAATCTCGGTATAGAGCGCGTACCGCGCCTCTTCCTGGTTGGTATAGGTGCTGTCAGCCAATCCTAACAGGAACAAAGGGAAGTTGAAGAAGATACCCGCAATGTCGCGGTCGCCTTTGGTGGAGCTCTCTAACCAGTCCAATTCATAGGGACTCATGCTCATGGATTGCCACTTGACGCCACCATGCAGGATGGCCGTCTCTCCAGCATTGCGCGGCCCGGCAAACTTCTTGCGTATCTCTTCTTTGAGTTGCTTGTACTCGGTATCACCGAGCAGCGCATCTGTTACCCATGCGCCACCGGGTCGCGCCATATTCGACATAAGACCCAGGTTCCATTTCTTCCCGGCCTTCTGTATGTCCACATCCATCGCCGCCACCTCAATCGGTGACATGCCGTACACGTCATCGTTGCCGGCAAAGAGCTTATTGTGCATCACGAACGGGTCGCCATACCTGCGAGGCGGGGAGAAGTTGCCGAACTCGTAGTACAGCGGCCCGTTGTTATCGACTTTGATCTTGGTGTGATCGGGTCGCAAGTTGTACAGCTCATCGAATGTACCCGCTTTGTTCTGACTTGCATTGATACCGAGCACATAGGAGTTGCCGGTAAGGCAGTAGTACGCAATCATGGCCTCGCGGAATGCCGTGCCTGCCGTTTTAGGTGCAGGCGTATTCCAGAGGGTGAGCAGTTCGGAGTTGGGCATCTCGCGCTTCTTCTTCTCATCGGTATAGTGCTTCCACTTAATACCTGCGCTCGCCCTAGCGATGTGGCCCACGACGCGAAACACCGTGCCGTTGCTGCGGTAGCCCTCCTGGATGTAGGCTCGCATGTTGCGCGGCATTTGCGCAGGAGTCGCTACGCCTTGCTGTGCTACAACAACCTGGATATTCGGGTCTGCCTTCTCACTGATATGTGGCCTGCTGTCACGCGGGCGACGTCTACTCATGGTTGCACCTCCTGTAACGGCCTGGTACGGCCATATTCGTCGTGGAGTTCAATACCATGATCATGATGCTCGTAGAGGAATTCCCAGATTTCATAAGCATGGGAGTCATGTGCCATAACGCTTACATCGATATAGCCAGTCTCATCTTGCTCTTTGAGTTGCTTAATGAGCGGCCAGTTCTTCGCTAAACTACGGAGAATATGCTCACCGTGATTGAACCATTCGTCAGAGGTTGCTCCGTCCTTTGTGCATCGATAGCCCCAGTATGTGCTCATTCCCAGCCACCTCCCTCGTGAGACGCAGCCCATTCAAACGGGTTCATGAGCAATCCGCCTTTCTTGTAGAGTTCCTGCTCTCGCGCCTGGGCTTCTTCCTCTGCCGCCTGCCGCTGTTCTTCTGTCATCGCCTCGGCTTGCTTCAATTGCTCGATACTCAAGGTGGTATCGAGTTCTTCCTCGTCATCTTCCAAGTCAAGCAATCCAGGTCTGCCATACGTTGCAATGACGAAGGCCATCATGGCATGGCAATCGGGATATTCATCGTGTGGCGCTTTGGGGAAGCTGAATAACTCTTTCTCTGCCTCTTCAATGCCCTGCATGTCCTTATTGTGATAGGCTTTGCCATTGCTGTAGAGGATGGAGCCGGTAGTGGAGCGCGTGATCTTGTCGGTCTGTGGCGTGAATGGCTTGATAGGGAGTCCAAGCGAAATGAGATACTGTATCATTGCGAGCTGGTAGCCGACTTTCTCTACCGCTATGATGCTATGGTGGAAGCGTTGGAATAAGAGCGGTATTTGTTGTTGCTGTTCTGGGAAGTCCAGGTGTTCGTGCAAGGCATGGAGCAGTAACGCATCCTTGTAGGGTGTGATGGCCCAGGTCTCCATCAAGAAGAAGTCTGCTGTGCTTTTTGTTGAGATGGCCAGGTCAATCACGGCCAGGTTCCAACAATCCTTGATGGGTACGGTGACACGACCACGCGGCGTCTCAAGCAGGTAGCTTTGCGTCGTCTGGTCTACTGTGAACCACCGTCGGTCTTTCTCTTTGTAGATGTAGCCGCCGGTGGGTATCGGGCTTTGCTGGTACTGTGCTGAGTAGTGGAGCGGGCCTAAACCACGCTTCAGCTTATCGAGCACTTCACGCGGGAACTTCTCCGGCCATAAGAGATCGCCTTCTTGTGTACGAATATCGTAGGAACCTAATGAAGTGATACTTTTCCTCGCAGGCTCATATTCCTCTGGCAAGTCCAGATGTTCCCAATCACCAAGTTTGAGGACATGGCCTATCAAATCATCTTCGGACAGCCGCTGGCCAACGATCACCATTGGCCCGTTCTCCTGGTCATTCAAGCGAGACATCCAGGTTTTGCCGAACCATTCTTTGGTGGCATCGATGTCAGCAAGACCGGCCATCGCGTTATTCGGGTCATCGATCAGCAGATGCGAAGCACGCTTCCCGGTGACTGAACTACGAACGGCCACGGCCATGGAGTAGCCGCGCCTGGTGTTCTGGAAGAAACTCTTGATGTTCTGGCTGGTAGAGAGTTTGAAGAGTTGCCCGTATCGCTCTTGAAACCAGTCAGACTCAATGAGGTCACGGCGGTATTTATTGTCACGTACTGCCAGGTCTAACGAGTGAGATGCACATAACCATCTGCTATACGGGTCATTAATCCAGCACCACACCGGGAACAGGACAGAGACAAAGGATGATTTGGCGTGGCCAGGAGCAAGCGTGATCGCCAATCGTTTGATGCGCCGCTCGAACACGGCTTGCAAGTGGTCACAGATCACCTGTAGGTGCCAGTTCCAGACGAGCGGCGTGCCAGGCTCGATCACATGCCAAGCGGCTTCTGCGAACAGGTAAAAATGCAGAGCGTATCGGACGGCCTCTTTCTCTTCTTCATGAGTCAGTGGGGCATTCAGGAGGGTAGTAGCCATCAGCTTACATTCTCCTGTTCATCTTCAGCTAAGAGTTGTTGAATAGCCATACGTGTTCGAGGCGAGATGGTATCGAGCGGGATACTGAGCCGCTCTTGCGTTTCCGCTTCACGTGGCGCAACAATCAGCACTCTGACATATTCCGATAAGGCACGCGAGGCTTTCACATGGTCACTATAGGTTAAGCGCGATTCCTCTCCTTGTACAAGATGGGCCAGGTCGGCAAGTAAATTGGAGGCGATAGTAATAGCATTGGGAGGCATGGGCGATGGATGGATGGATACAATTTGTTTCAGTGGTCGGTCGGTCATGGTCGGTTGGTCTGGTCGGTTCCATTGCTCTTTGTTGCGTTTCTCGATGATATATGTTTTAGAGACACCATGCTTTGCTGCAACCGCACGAAGAGACATCCCGCCTTCATAATCAGCCCGTATGCTATCCCAGTTGATATCACTCATTCAGCCTTCATCTCCTTCACCAGCTCCGCAATAGGCGCACATCGCCAATGCTCGATCGTGTCTAGCAGGCTGAGCAGGGTTTCGCTACGGGCTTGCAATGTGCAATAGAAGCGTGCGAACTGCCAGCAGGCCAGCGGGCTGAAGTGTAGTTGCACCGTGGGATGGTTGGCTATTGCTTCTAATTCTGTGCTCATACTGTCACCTGTTTTATATATCGCCTTCCGGTAAAGGCAGATACGCTTATATTTATCTGCTGAGCAATACAAGTACCATCTTCTTTAACATGGAAGCGTTTCGTAGTGACATTTTCTACAACATCCACAATATCCACTAAAAGACCTTTGGTACAGTTTTCCTCTTCCATCGTATGGGAATAATAGTCACTATGGTCAACTGACCAGAACCAATCCTTGAGTTTCTTGAAATCTATAAGATAAACATCGAGACTTCCATCCTCTAATTCAAAGGCGTATAGGAGGAAGTCAGCCTCTCCATAGTGCATCCATCCAGGGCTTTCATGACCCTCATTTGTACATGACTCTGTTTCCAGAAAGAACCTCTGGAGCCTTTTACCCTTCCACCTTACAATTTTTTCTTCAATACAGATGCTTTTCCCATCCTCAACCTGACAGATAGTATCAACCTCGAAACGCATCTGAATAAGAGTTGAACACCGGCTTTTATCTATGAGAACGTAACGCCCTTCCACTGACCATTTCCCATAAACAGCCTTGAGATACCTATCTCTTTTTTGCTTTGTCCAGGCATCATCAACCCTAAATCTAGAGATAGTCTGTATCATTCCGCTAGCCTTTTTTCCATTGCCAGGAAATATTTTTCTTCCTGCTCAATGCCGATAAAGCCACAATTCATCTCAATGGCAACCTTGCCAGTTGTACCGACACCCGCAAATCCGTCAAACACCATATCATCGGGGTTACTGCTTATCTGCATGAGATGTTTAATGAGTGCCTCTGGCTTTTGCGTTGGGTGCAACGCATCATTATTTTCACCCTTTATACGCTCTTTACCAGCACAGATAGGTAACTCTATAAAGTTATGCAGCTCGCTATCTTTAGGCCAATGAAAGGTATGATTGCCTTTACCTTTCGTAAAGAAAAGAATGTACTCCACACTGCTAGCAAAATTGGTGTGTACTGGTGTCGGAGCGGGATTCTTCTTGTGCCATACTATCGTGGCTTTTATATGCAGACCAGCCACCTCTAATGCATATCGTAAATGAGAGAGATATCTATCTGAGCAAAACACATACCCACTACCATGCTCTTTGAGTATGCGAAACCATTCCGCTCCCCATGCATGAAATAACTCTATAAATTGCTCATGTTCAAGGTTATCCCACTCACCAAAGTCCCTGTTACGGTTCTTATGCCCATTAAGCACCACCACATTTTCATCTGAAATGTTATAAGGAGGATCAGTGATTATCAGGTCTATACTCTCATCCTCAACCTCTTTCACCTGCTCATAGAAGTCAGCATGATGGATATGTACATTCTCTGGAAGAACCAACAACAGCCGTGGTATCTGTGTAATAAACTGCTTCACAGACAAGCCAAGTTCATCTGCCTTACCTAGCAATAGCTGCTGCTGTTCTGGCTCATACTTAGCAACCGCTCGATGATGCGCAAACGAGAGATTTATTACACGTGTAATAGGTTGAATCCTCGATGCCACCCATTTGAACTGGTTAATAGTCTGGTACTCAAAGCCGGTCATCTCCATTGCCTGCTTGTACTTATCATCCCCATACTGCTTTTCACCGTGGTTCATCCAGTCGCCAACCCACCATTGCACGCTACTATCAGCAGTCTCTATAAACTTTCCATCAGCAACCCATTGTTCATAGGTCAATGCTTCTGCTGGCAAATAGCCATTTTTCTGAAAAGCATCGGGCATAAGAGACATTTCTGTATTCGATTGCGCTACGATATCAGTTACCATGCTCACCTCCGAGGCCCATACGTACCCAACGGCGTCGTTTTCGAGTGTGGCGAGGGCCGCCAGTCATATTGTGACCGCGCGCAGAACACCCAGATGCACCAGGCGAAGGGCAGCAATTCCAGGCAGAATGCAAGCAGGGCATAGGCGATGAAATCAGTCACCAGTATTGCTCCATTTCGTGATAGTTGGCTCTTGCACTTTGTCGCGCTCCTCCTGCATGATGGTCAGCCATTTCTCGTAGGTGCGCGTGTTCTGCTCGATGATTTCACGTGACTGCTTCTCCAGCAGTTGCTTTTGTTCTTTGTGCCAGGTCTGCTCCCGCGTGACGTTGAGCTTATGTAAGGCAAGGATGTGCCGTTCAATCTCAATGCGCTCCTGGGTGATCTTCTCGTCCTTTGCCTTATTCTCAGCATAGGCGATGTTCCGCTCGTCCAATGCATCTGCAATGCGATGGAGCACACTCAAGAGGCTGCGGAATTGTTCAGGCGTCAATGTGCCACCTCCGGAGCGGGTTCGCATCCTGGCTTATAGTGTGGGCCAAAGAGCAATGAAGCTGAGACTGTCCAATTGTCCTCCACCTCACGCCCACAGGCGTCACACTTCCACAGTGGACGTGCTCCTGCTACGGCAAATGTAGTAGTCCAACTACTCCCATCGCACACACTGTCTAGTGCCTTTTGTAGTTCTTGCTCGCTAATCAATGCGTCACCTCCGGTACTTCACAGCCTTCATGTGTATCGAGGAAACCATTTAGCATATCCGTCATATTGGTTAGGCGATAGTTGAGCGGGAGCGAGTCACCACACCAGCATTGCAGCGTCGGGTCATAGCCGAGCTTTTCGAGTATCACGAAATGGCGCACCGCTCGCGCTATCTCGCGCTTCTGTCGTTTGGTTTGTGGTGTCGGGCTACGCAACTGGCCCAGGTCACGGTCAGCGATGACGGGATGAGTGCTCATGTGGGCCTCCATTTTAGAACTTGAGAAAAGTTATTTGCGGAATAGGATTGCAGCCATTGACCGCCATATGGTTGAGATTTGTTACTGGCAATGCATTGGCCGCTGCTGCATTGGCATTCAGAACAAACACCCCTTGTATTGGTTGGCATCCCTGAACATGCTGCATGGGATTGATAAATGTTGTGGTACTCAGTTCTTTTCCGCAATGTGGGCAGATCATGTGATGCTCCTTATTCATGTTTCGAGTGCCTTAGCGTGAATAAGACAAACAAAAAGGCACTCCAATCCCTTGCTAGAAGAGATTAGAGCGCCCGCCATATCCTTATAGGGTGCTGACAACGCTACAAACTACTACCGTTTCTTTTGTCCAAGAAACTTGCGAACTGTCGTTTCAATCACGCTGATACCACCGCCACGCAGGATATTGAGCAATATATGGCCTTCGCCTTGTGGGCATTTCTTGACAGCGCCAATGGTGCTATCAATATCTTTAGCCACATCGAGCTTGAGATGTTCTAAACGCACAACCGCAGTTGCGCCGGTCTCCTGACATAGCATAATACGCCCCCACACATGGTTTTATGGGATAAGTATACGGAATGGCGTGCGAAACTGTCAAGACGCAAAAAAGCCAGCCAGGCTCCGAAGATGGAACGCTGGCTGGCTCTTGTCTAACGGTCTCTACTGAAGTCATGGGGAGTTGTCACTCTTCCCAATCTAATTGCAGATCACAGCGGCTATAACCGCCGTTCGCCTTAACATAGGCAGGACGGAGGCGTGCGTGCTCTGCATCATCCCACGCCTTCTGAGCATACCACTTACAGATAGCAGCCGATGCAGATGCCTCATCTACTTCCCATCCCCTTGTGACCTCTTGTTCGAGATCTGCCATCTCCTCTGCCGAGAGGAGAGAATAATCAATATTATGAGGATTTTCACGTCGTACTCGCTTTGTCATTGTCTTGTCCTTTCCTGGCCTCTCTCGAAGCCTTTGCCCTCGCGGGCTGCACGATCTCGGCTCAGTGCCGAGGCTCTTGCTACCCCCAAATCGGCTTATGAAAGTAGGTGCGCGCCGCGCCCTTCGCATCAATGGGCGAATAGCCGACGATCTGAAGATTTTCACGGATTGCCGCTTCACGCTGCTCTTCAGTAGCAGTAGCATGGGATGCTTGATAATCAGCATCAATGCTGGACAGGAGATCAGTTAAATCCTTTGTCTTAATCATCCCATGCCAGCAAAATTCCATGTGATCAGCAGTCTCTTGAGAGATATAATCTGGTGTCTTTTTCATTTTTCTCCTTTGCCCTCGCGGGCTACACGATCTCGGCTCAGTGCCGCTTTTTCACAATGTAGGCGGGAGTAGCGAGAGTATAAATCTCGCCGCTCTCCGTCGCTAGATAAATCTCATCCCCCTGGATGATAGCGGGTTCTGCCGCATCATTAGTGCCTTCAATGGCAGCCAACTCCCGCCCTACAGTGTTCTTTTCCCCGGTGACACCGTTCTCAATAACGGTGTCCTCTCCGAGAGATTGCAATACTTTGAGTAGAGATTTCATTGATTTTCCTTTCTTGACTCATATGATCTCGGCGTCCATGTACGCCTTTTGCCTGCTTTCTTCAAGCAGATTGAATACCACATCACTGATAGTTCTATCCCCATGTTGGACTTTCTGGGACTTTACCCAAGAGGCGATTTCTTCAGTGACCATAACTTGTATAATCACTGAGCGTCCTTGCCCTCTTCGATTAGTCAAGTTTTTCAATCCATAATGAATAATGAGTTCTTGTTCCAATCTCCTTGCAGTCCCACTACCAATATTTTGGGCAACCTTTCTCTTAATCACCTGCTCACCATGTATCCAAATTGAGCGGATACTATCGCACTTCTCAGATAATACCCCTCTTTTTGCCTCAACTTCATGAGCAAGCCATCGTTTACCCCTTCCCATTCCAACATAGAAAACAGAGCCACCCAAGCTTTCAGGATAAGCGAGTTCATAGACGTAAAAGTTATCGCTCATACGATTATCGCTCCATCTCGCTTAATCATCTCATCGATATTCTTGACTGCATCGTTTAGCTTTTTGCATCGGCGGTATGCTGCTTGACGATGCAGATAGGGTACTACTTGCCCTGTGCCACTAACATGAGGGACTAAACGGGGTTCGATGTCTGGACTCTCAATCCAGAACACCGAATAGCCGCCCTCGACTGGAAGGACTTTATACACTACCTTTGCACTCCAAAGAGAGAAGAACATATCCTTCTTCACCAGGATAGAGTTCTTCGAGATGCGCTTCAAGCCATTCTTTAGCACGCTCTTCGGAAACAGCGTCAACTACAGGGTCGCCCTCGAAAGTCTTCTCACCTTGTGAAATTTCGTAGTGGAACGTGAATGTATCAGGTCGGTCGATCATTGCCTTATCCTTTCCTTTTCATCTGTGCGCCCAATTGATCGAGGTCGGCTTTGTTGAAAGCCAGTTTGCCGATTGCGCGAGGATTGATGAAACCGCGCACAATTTCGGAGAGATAGAGAACATCAAACTGAATGCGACGGGCCATCTGGTCATCCAGACCATTCGCCTTGAGGATTTCCAAGACGTACTGGGGGGCCATCTCATGGTAAGCATGATTGCTCTGGCCTCTAAGATCACGATGGTTAATCAGGTTGCGTACACTGGTTTCGATTACTTCTGTCGTCATTCCGCTTGCCATTGTCGTACCTCCTTTTTCTCTCGACAACACTTCGTTGTCTATGTATAGATAGTAACATGTCAACACAGTGTTGTCAAGGGATTTTGGCATGAATATTGGGCAATTTGAAAACTCAAGGGAAAACTCGTTATAATCTATATAAATCCCCTGTAGCCCGTCCTTCCCATCCCTGATCTATGCCGTTCGCATTTTCCGAAGAACATCCCTGGTCACGCTGCCTGAGCGCATTTCTGGCTGCGAGCTTTGACCGCTCGCACAGCAGCGAAACATTGCGCATCTATACACGTGCCCTGACTCGCTTCTTCTCGGAGCCGGCAAAGATGCCGGAGGACTATACCAGAGAAGACGTTTCAGTGTTTATCCATCGTCCATCAGCAGACGGTAAAGCGCCCGCTGTATCCACGGTAAATCAACGGCTGAGTGCCTTACGGTCTTTCTATAGCTACGCATCGTCTTATACCATAGAAGGCGCTGACGGTCATCCTATCGCATTATTGCAGCATCCTGCACCGACGAGCGGGTTCAAGCATGGCCGGGCTGATCGGGTGTATCGAGCCATGTCGTATGAAGAGTTCACGCAATTCTTTAGCGTGATACCGAAAGACACGCCGCTAGGGTTGCGTGATCGATCACTTTTTTTGCTGTATTTCTGGACAGCTCGCAGGCGGGCAGAGATACAACGGCTTACCTGGGGGGATATCGAGCAAGGGACAATCATTGACGAGGGCGGGAGCAGGCGTATCGGCTGGTTGTATCATTTTCGCAACAAGGGCAGTAGCACGCAGGATGACGTAGCGGAATTGCCGGAGGCTGCAAAGGTTGCACTGGATAAGTATTTGGTGGCATCGGGGAGAATGGAGACGATACAAGCCGGAGATCCGTTATTCGTGGCTGAGGGGTCAGATACGCCGCTCTCGTTTGTGGCAATCTTCAAGAGGATGAAGATGTACCTGAGAGCGGCTGGACTGGACGGGCGAGGCTTCTCGATACACTCCTGGAGGCATACGGCAGCACGCGCAAGGTACGCTGCTGGCGAGGATATACGCTCGTTGCAGCGGCTATTGCGGCACAGCAGCCTCGCTACAACCGACCAGTATTTGCGCGCTCTCGCAGGTACAGCGAACAGCGGAGCGCGGCTGCTGGAAGAGCGGTTCGGACAATTCTCATGACTTTGCCTCCATCAATAGGTTTGTATTTCCTCACGGATGAATTTACAATCACTACAGGTACAATCTTTCGCGTGCGGTTCGCGCCAGTTCTCCATCCAACCTTTTAGGTATTCGGATTGCTTCTGCTCGCTCTTATAGGCTCGTTTTGCCGTGATCTCGCCGAGGTTCTGAAATCGTTCCTTCGTGGCGCTGATATGCTGTATTCGGGCTGCGAAGCCGTATTCTTTTCCTCTCTCGAAAGCGTTCATTGTTTCCCCTTTTCTGAGGCTGGCGGGTAAGTCCAGCCTCGCTCATGCTACTTTGCGGCTACACCGCGTTCACGCTCGATCTGTGTTATGCGGCCATTGACACGCGCCACCAGGGCCAACGTCAAGTCCTTATCGGTCAAGACTTCACCTGTGACCTCTTGCAAAAAGGCTTCCCAGGTTGCCTTGTCAGTTGCGAGGCTGAGTGTCTTGGCGCGAGTCTTCGCCTTGCTGATAAGCTCTGACAATGCAGGGGATTGTGGCTGCTTATTGCCGTTCTGCTGAGCCTGGGCGCGTATCACCTCATCAGCCGATGCGATGCTAGGGTTATCCGGTGTGCCAGCATAGCCACACCAGGCCAACGCCCGCCCGACTGCGCTCGTCTCAGCCGTTGCGAACGGGTCGGCCTTTTCAGCAAAGTTGGTGCTATTTAAGTGTACCTCAGCGTTACCAACGTAGGTGAGATTGTCCACCTTCAGCAGCACGCGCCAGATGAAACCATCACCGACTGCTACGGGGGCTGACTCTAGCACCTCAAGCGTTTTGCCTGCTTCGTGCAAGGCTGTGAGCCTCTCAGCTACCGTCGAATACTGCTTGATTTCGCCGCTTTTTGTCTTGATTTGAATGGTCATACTACACCTCTGGGCTATGCCCTGCTATTCTCTTTTTTAATCTGTACCTCGCGGCATTCGGGGAGCCGCTTGTACATGTCGTCTGCAACCTTCGATTTGTCGGAGGTCTTCACACCCGTGACTCGCTCTAGCACCCTGGGGATGTCCCAGGATGAGCGCGCTACTGCTGTCAATGTCCAGGTGCTTTGTCTCATCTCGTTACTCCTAATCTCGTCCTCCAGGTGAAGGGGCCACTCTTCAGCAGCCCAATCACCGATCAAATCTCTCATTGGAACCGTGGGTCGAAGGCCATCTCCCGATTAGCCCAGGCTTGATACTCGATCTCTCTAACCGCTCGGACTGCCAGCAGGAAGCGAGCCGCTCGCTGGACTTCACCGTTGAATTCGCGCTGGTGCTTGCAAGCCTTGCCAGGGTTGAAGTGTCGAGACTTGCAGGTGCATCCCTCAGCTACGCCGGTGCGCTCGTTGATATTTAGCTCGTATGTGTCTTCTGTGCTGAAGCTCTTGACTTGTGCTGCTACCATGATATCCTTCTCCTTGTTGGTTCTTGAGAGCTATGCTTGTCGGCTGGTCTCTCAAGTCTTGGAGCCTCTTCGGAGGCTTCTTTTTGTTTGTTTCTATATACGTATTATACCTTATCTATCGCCACTTGTCAAGCTTTTCTGATACAAATGTCGCCACTATTGACAAACTCATGAAAACTCATTATACTCATATGGACAGGTATCATACAGAAGGAGAAATGACCATGAGCAAAGATATTGGACATATTAGCATTGAGGAAGCGTCCAGGTTGCTAGGGGTGACACGCAGCACCATGTACTATTATCGCAAGCAGCTTGACATTGAATATCAAAAGTTTCCGCTCGACAAGCACAAGTATCTTACTATGGCAGATTTTGAGCGCATCCAGGAAGCAAAAAAGGCTGCTGCGGAGGGGAAACACTAACGAGTTTTTGACAATATTACCATATTCGTTTCACAAGTGTTGACAAGTGGCGACAGATATGTTATACTACGTTCATGAGATAAAACATTAAGGAGAAATCAAATGAACGTTACGTACAATGCAGCCAAGCAGACCTTCCGCTTCCAGGGCGAAGCGGTCACCACTCAAATCCCTGGCCTTCGCTCCTATACCCGTGAAAGCCTTCAGTGGGCTGCATTCGATGCCAGGAATGGCGAGCTGGTACAGAAGGGAACAGGCTCCTCTTGCAATCCAACTGATGCACAGTTGCAAGCCTGGCAAGAGGCAGCCTCGCAGTACGCAACGATCTGGGCTGCCAGGCTCGATGACCTGAGCGCAACGCTCTACATCCGCTACGGTGATCTGCCCAAGGGTGGACGCTCCACCAACTACACCACTGGACGGAAGGAAAACGGCGTTTCCGTCTACGCCGCCAAATATGACATTGAGACAGGTGCAATTGTTTTTGATGATGAGGCTGGCGTACACAATCCTGGCACGCTGGCTTACCTGATGGATGACAGGACACCTCATCTGGTCACCGGTCAAGAGGCTGGTGCTGGCAGTGATGGTGAAACGCTCCTGCGCAAAGTTCGCATCGTTGCCAACCTGCGCTATGATGCGAAAAAGGGAGGATTTGAGATCGCGTAAGTATGCTATACTATCCCTGGTCAGTATACATTTCTAAACCCCCGGCTCTCACCTCTCACGGGTTATACGAGAGGCGATTTTTATGCCCAAAATGAAACAAACCTGCCAGTTCAGCCATGTTCTAGCAGGTTCGTTGCAGAATTTCCGTAGGTCGTGCCAGCAATATAGAATAATACGATGCAGTGGCTCATTGCCACTCCTACGATTTTAGCACTCCGAAACGCGCTCCGTCAAACGCTTCTACAGAGTATGACGCAGCAGCTCCGCAATTATCAAATTGTGCTACAATGACATTGGCTCTCCTCATGTTGCTCACGACATGTGCCTTCCCCCAAGGTTGGAGGGCCTCCCCCAATCATTACAATCTATTCATACTTCCCCGCAATTCTTACAATTTGATGAAAATGCCATTACCCCCTTGACAGCCTCCTAGCATCTATGATACCATTATATATATGTTTACTAGTGTTTACACGGTAGAGCGAGGAAAGAGTTATGAGCGTCGAGGCACTTGTGAAGAAGGTTAAGCCTGGTTACGTGCGTACTGAGCTAGGTCTAACGCAAAAGAAGCTGGCAGCATTGTCGGGTCTCTCCCATGTCACCATCATCAGGGCTGAGAGTGGGGGAAGCATCCAACAATTATCCGCTCACGCGATTTTCAAAGCTCTGAACAAGGAGCGGGTAGCACAGGGGCTACCAAAGCTCGCGTTTGACATGCTGGATTGGAATGTCCAGGGAGACGACTAATAATTAAAGAGCCTCGTCTCACAATTTTGGCAAAGGCGTGAAACAAGGCTCAAAGAAAGGCTCTGACACACATAGTTTACCTCAGGAATAGCCTCCTGTCAACATAGTGTGGGGGAGCCTAAGAGAGAAAGGCGTTACTGATGATGAAGGCAATTTTTG